AGTTGCCGATGTTCCTCCATTACCAACTCGGCAAGCAATAATTGTCTGCGCTCCGCCGTTGATTGCCTCCTGGATGGCATCTGTTGTGCCTCCATTACCGAAAGTGTTTGCAAATCCATCATCGGGATTTAATTCAACCGCAGTATTTAACGGTCCAAAATCGGAACGAAAAAGGACAGCCGTAACACCGCTTACAGTGCCACTCTGCTGTCCTGTCCCTTTCTTCTGAATATTGAAATATGCTCCCGGTCTGACTTTTGTTTCTCCTAAGACATAAGTTCCAGCCATATCTTATTTGACCTCCTTTTTCATGAATGCGTCCACAAGCTCTTTGGCTTTAGACACTGTACACGTTGTTACTCCTGCGACTTTTAATGCCGCAACAACACATTCTCTTTGGACTTTGAAAATGTTTCCTGCCCCGTCTGCAAGTTCCTCGATTGTGTACTCGGATTCTGCCGGAGCTTTTGGCTCTTCTGCCTGTACCGGTGCAGTATCTTCGACAGCATCGGTTTTCTGTTCCTCCACTGCATCTGCTGTGGATTCTGCTTTTATTCTTGGCATCTTCATACCTCCTAAAAATAATTTTGCGTGGTTCTATTAAGCTGATGTGGTTTTGCTTTGTATCGCAATAAACCATATCTGCCTGTTACAAAAATCTGACCGTCTTTCAGGTAATCAGATTTATTGTCCATCTGTAATTTGCGGATAAACATTGGTGAGTAATCCAGCATTGTGACTTCTCCGTCTAGTGACATCGCATTTGTGATAGCGGCTGCCATTTTCAGCCTCATATCAGTGTCCGGGCATAAAATATGGATGGCAAGTTTACCATCCATCCAAACAACCGTATTCGTTTCCTCTACTTTTTCCATGCTATTGAGCCTGCAATATATAACAGGCGTTTCTCTTGAAGCCTCTGTAATTTCCTCCATACGGTCAAGCCCTACCACGATGCACTCTGGATACAGTTCTTTTACGAACTTATTCATTGCCATTACCGGGTCCGGGTCGGTTGTTTCCTGGCTTGTATATTCCAGGATGTCAAACCTCACATCGCTACCGATAATAAGGTCTGTTTTGCTTTCTGCCAGTTCAAATGCGTCCGTCCGGTTCCATGCGAATGCATACAGCTTTCCATCTTCGGAATGGAGCAACACATCTTTCAGACAATCCCGAACCAGCGGTTCAAGCATTTCCGGTGTTATATCTTCCTCTGTCGCATCCTCTGTGTTCTGGCATAGCAACGATACAGACAATGTTCCTGCGCTCTTCCGCTCCTCATCCGCCTGCATATCATAGTTATATACAAGCCTCGGATAATGAACATCTGTACCCCAGTCCTGGTTATCCTTTGGAGCCTCCGGGCTGAATATCGCCGGGTAATCTCCAAACTTGGCAAGGAATTTTGTTAATCCCTCACGCTCTGTAAATCTTTTTTGAATCAGTTCTTCCAGTTTCATTCCTGCCCTCCATTCTCGACAGGCTCCTCCTCATGCGTTATGCCGTACTCATATACTTCGGACATATCCACAGACCATCGGATTTCCCATTGCCCTGCGGCTGCCTCTGATGCCAGGATAAAAAAATGATTCGTCACATTCCCAATGCCCGGATGAAACTGCACCGCAATTTCATTTCCGTTCACTCCTGTAACGAATCCACTCTTTCCTGCATCCCATGAGGAATGCTTTGCATATATGAGATTGCCTTTCGCTATGGCGGATGTGTCGAACTGCTTCACTGGCTTTTCTGTAATCAGTTCCATCTCTTCGCCTCCTATCAGCTATCTTCGCTGAAAATACTTTCTATTTCCGGCAGTGCCTTTTCTTTGATTTTTTCCACATACGGTCTTGCCGCCATTTTACTTGTACCGTTTTCCAAATACCCTGCATACGGAACCTGGCTTTCGATGTATGCCGTATATTTTGCTCCACCGCTTCCAGATGAACCACCCTCAACGCCTTTGGCCCACTGCAATCGCAATGCGCCTGTTCTTCTTGCCGGTGGTTCTCCGGGTGATGATGCCTGATAGGTACGTTTTGAATGCGGCTTGCGGTATCTCTTTCCGCCTCTCTGTCCTTTCAGCACTTCCAGCTCTGCATTTCTTAATGCATTATTTACTCTGGCTGCCTTTGACCGGACTTTCTGATTGATGTGCTTTACCTCTTTTTCAACTGCTTCTCTTACTCCATCAGGAGCCTGTTCTGGTGTCATTTTTTATATCATCCCTTTCCTCGACATAATACAGGGTGGAAATTCCAAGACCTCCTGTATCATCTACTACAACAACATAAAAAACACGATTTCCCAGCACTAATTTATCAGTTTTCTTCGCTAAAGGTGTTCCTCTCTGCACAATCGTATGTGTAACGGTATGGTCCTCGGTAGACTTATTTTTCGCAGTTTCTGTGGTTGCATCTGCAAGGCATCCATACAGAGTTTTTATGCCGTCCCCTTTATGGTCATTCACTACTCGCCCGGTGGATGTCACTTTCTGCCGGTTATTTTCAATCACAAATTCTTTGAAAAGGTTGCCAGGTCTTAAATACATCATGTTTGCATTTATCATCCCTGCCTCGTCCTTTCATTCTCCTGCATACCGGTAAAGAAATACGGTGGTTTCTTGCCTGCGTTTCCTGCAAATGCCGGAACGGAAATATTTTCGGCTTTGACTTCTTTCTTCAATGCCTCGTATGCCTCTTTCCAGGTTTCCGCCCTTTCGTGTAGGCTCAAAGATAATGGTCCTGTCTTTGTATCCACCTCATACGAAAAACGCCGGTAGATACTCTCTACCAGCATCAGCTTTGCTTTCTTCCATGACTTCGGGTACATTTCAATGGAAGCATTGATTTCCTCATCCGTTACCGCACAAGTATTTTCGGCTCCCTGTACCATCGTATCGCCAAGCTCAAAACGCATACGGCTCATCGTGTTTCCTTTAAGGTCTGCCGGGTTGTAACTGTAAGTTCCTGTTGCCATATTCACGCACCGCCTTTACTTTTTCTCCGTATCTTTGTCTGCGTCTTTCGCACTACCCTTTGTAGGCTTCTTACCGCCTGTGGCTGCCTTTTTCTCGCCGCCTGTGCTTAATTCAACGGCTCTGGATTTTGCCGCCGCTTTTACCGCTTCTCTGCTCTCTGTGGCATGAATCGTAATAAGAATGTTTTCATCCTCAATTCCTGCAATTTCTTTGACAGCATCCTCTTCCGGCATCTGCATAACCTCAAATACTTTCACAACTCCTGAAAGCACAAGTGATACCTCCATTTCTCTGCCATCTTCCGCCTTTACCGGGATTGTTACCTGCTCGATAACCACTTTTTCCTCCGGTTTCTTATCAGCCGGTGGTGCTACTTCCTCTGTAAGCTCTCCAATAAAGCCGGATGTTTTTAATGCTCTTACTCTTTCAGGGCGGATTGCCCCATCAGGGATTGCATCCCCAGGGGCATAATCAACACCACTGATACGAAGAGCTTTTGTACAAACATAGCTCATCGCTGTACCTCCTTACTGTTTACACACACGCAGACAGGTAGCAAGCCAGGTCATCGGAGGTTTTCTTCATATCCGTAGACATTAAGCCCTCGATGAACTCTGAATGAGTACCACCCTCGCCCTCGAACTGGTCTGTTGCCATGTAGTTTCCGTTGCCGAGCATATCCCATGTAAAGATATATCCTGCGGACGGCTCATCAATAGCCGGTGCATTTGTTGTGTATGTAAGTAATGCTCCATCAGATTCGCATACAAACTTCATATCGTCCGGCTGTCCCTCTTCTGCGGCATTGTATGTTGCCTCCAGGACCTTTACTTCCTCAAATCCAAGTACCTGTGCAAGTACCTGTTCATTTACGATTGCCGGATTTGCCGTACCGCCTGTGTACTTCACGCGCTCCAGGATGTCCGGGTGATTCTTTAATGCTGTGAATGAATCATAGCCGAGGCTTAACTTATTCGGCATACGTCTGCCTGCCAGCTTGATTTCTCTCTTTCTTGCATCGAAGAAATTAACCGGGTCGAAGTTCGCATCATTGAATTTCAGGAACTGGCTGCCACTCGGTGTACCAGATGAAATACCAGTGAACTCATTCGCCCAAACTCCTGTTTTGAAAAAGCTCTCCGCGAATAAAATATCAAGGTGGAGTAACTGCTGTTCAGATACAAAACGCACTTTGCTACGTCTTGGGTCGATAGATGCCGGTACTCCTGCGCGCTGATAGTTTACGGCTCCAATCTGGTCTACGCCTACGATAATCTGGTCTACAACGCATTTGTAGCTGTTATCAGTGTGTCCCATCTTTGCCGGTGCTACTTTACCGAAAGCCGGCTTTCTCGCAACATTATCTCTTGCAAGGTCGCCTTTCAGAAATTCATAATAAAATCCGGTAGAAAAATCCACCGGACAAATCGGAAAAATACTGGTTGCAACATGGTCTTTTGGGTCTGCAAAATAAGCCATGCTCATATTTGTTAAATAGCGGTTAGGTTTCCATCCCTTGTTGATTCTCGCAAGAATCGCCGCATTTCCGTTTACTTCTCTTGTGTTACCCATCGTTTATATTCCTCCTATTCTTTTAAGCCTTTGGCTTGTATCCTGCTTTTACGAGCTGGACTTTTACTACGCTGTCTTTCTTTGTCGCTGCACTAAGCGCAATCGCTGAAATAAAATTCCCCTCTGCAACTTTAACAGCTTTCCCCTCTGCGTTTGTTGTAAGCTCATCTCCAACAGCTACAGCTTCGCCAGCAATCCATTTTCCGATGTCCTTTACCTGAATATCAACATCAGAACCAGCTTCGATTGTTTCATCGTTTGTAAAAAGGGATAAGCCAATGATATTTGCACCGGCTGTAGGTTTTTCAACCTTTCCGTTCTTAATCATCAGTGCGATTCCTTGTGCTCCCTCAATTTTCTGTCCTGCCTCCATCACAATGGTAGGACTTTCATTGATACTTGTACCAAAATAATCTGCCATTTCTTACGCCTCCTTTTCGCATTCTGCCGCAAGCTCTGGGTCGTTGCGGAATACTTCATCAAGTGCCTGTGCCTTTGTCACATTCTTTGACTTCATAATCTCTGCCGCCTGGGTTTCTGCCTTTGTCCATGCCGCACCGTCTGTTGTACCAGCTCCACCGGATTTGCCGATTTCAGTGAAAGCACCGGATTTCTCAACAGCTGCGACAGCTCCATCGAGTACAGCAATCATATCTGTATATGCTGTGCCTCCTGCTGCTTTCAGGCTCTTGAGTACCGGTACGAGCTCCTCTTTCTTTTTTCCGATGATTTCATATTTTTTTGCAACATTCTCAAGCTCATGCTCTTCCGTTTCCTCTCTGAACTTCTTTAAGTTCTCAAGCTCTGCTCTTACTGCCGGATGCATACCCTTGTAGATATCCTCTCCGCCATCTGTTCCCCGTGCAGGTGTGTTGGCCTTTCCAACCTCTGTTGTCGGTGTTACTTCCGGATTCTGTACCGGTGGAGTTACGCCCTCTGCTCCTGCGCTCTCCTCTTCGCCATAACGTTTCTCAATGGACTGTAAAAAAGCCAGTTCCGCAGGTGTAAGTTTGCTCTTGTCGATTTTCATTTCTTCTGCTCCTTTCGCATTGTTCTGATTTTTGTTCTGGTCCTTTTTCTTTGGTTCTTCAGCTCCAGGCTCCTCCTGTGCCTTTTCCGCCTTTTCGATGGTATCATCCAATCTGTTGCGGATGGATTTCATCATCGCCAAGTCTGATGCAGTAACCTCCTCTTTCTTCACAATGTTTGTTGCCTTTCCGCTGGACCACTGTGAGATTGCTTCTTTCGTAAACTCACTAAACTCGTCAAGGCTTTCCTGCATTGCGGTTGCTGCGCTGGTTCCATCCATGTCCTCATCATTCAGGATAGAACACAGAGAAGATTGGAGGGCGTAACAGATATCCCAGATTTCATCTGCAATTTTTCGGTTTTTGACTTCGGCTATTCTTTCCCCGAAACTCTCCGAACTCTTCTGAATATCATCTATCACACTTTCCAGCTCCGATGTATCCGTTTCGCTCCCTGCGGCTTTTGTGATTGCCGCAATCAAACGTTTCCAGATATTCGGTTTCTTCTCTGCTCCCTCATCATGTGGTGGCTCCACTCCGTCTTTGCTCTTGAACAATCGGATGTGTGCCTCTGGATTGGCTCCATCGTCCACAAAATCAACTTTTGTGATTTTGAGGTTTTTCAATTTTGTTGCCATTGCTCTGCTCCTTTCTTAAAGATTCTTTATAATGCAAGAAAAACACCCTTTCGGATGTTTCCCTGTATTACCGTTATTATTTTTCATCGAAATATTTTCTTGTGACTGCACTTATGGATATTAAAACCATCCCGACAACCACACCGGAAAGGAAAATCCCTATTCCTGCAAGTATTATCATTCTTCCTCAACCTCCACTCGCTCTGCCTCTCCCTCAATGGAGAACATCGGATATTCGCCACTTTTTACCTTTTCCCAGACATCCTCATCAAGCACCTTGAATCCTATCCACCATCCGACAGGTAACGTACCCTCCGGGATTCCCATTGCTTTCATTTTCTCCTCGGTAAATACCACCGATTCGATAAGGACTGCGGCTCCGCCTCTTTCGTGCAT